TTTTATTAGCTTCTGCTTTTTTAGCCTCTGCTCTTTCGGCTTTCTCTTTTGGAGTAATCACTTTAGGACGTGGCTTCTCTTTAGAGTCTGCTGTAGGGGCAGGTGCTGGTGCTGTTGTTGCAGGTTTGTCAGCAGGTTTCTTTTCTGCTGGTTTGTCTGCCGCAACGGCAACTAGGGAGAGAGTAGTTAATGCTACTGCTGTCAATGCTGTAATGGATTTCATAGAATCTCCTAATTTATTTCAAGATAACATTATCTCATATTATACAACGCTTGTCAAGTACTTATCGTTGACCGGTATCGTCTTCTCTCTTTTTATTTCCAATATTATATTTAGCTGTAAGTAGCCATTCATTTTTTTCTTTATAAGATATGATTTTGATTTGAGACAGTGGTGCTATAGGTTCTTCAACATTTGTTGCTTTAGGAACAATTTCAATTAATCCCCATTCGGCCAGTAGCTTTGCAATTGTGTTTCTTCTCGCTAAATCGTTTTCTTCAAAGTCAGTTGGTTTGCCATCTAGTGCAAATAACTCTTTAAAATGTACAATATAATATTTACCTTTTTTGTGTAAAATATGACATGACTGGTATAGTGTTTTATCTTTACGTGATGCAACGCCAATACGGGTTAGTGTTTCTTTTACTTTTAAAAAATCGTCTTCTTGTTTTAATCTTACTTCAAGTAAGTCTTCAATGTTCACCGCCATTCTTTTTCTCCTTGGACTTCACGCCACCTTTTTGTATTTTTTGTTTCATCATCTGGAGTTGGTCGGACGTTATAAGATTCTGCACTTGTTTAGCCTTAGCATAACTATAGCCAAAATATTCAGAAATCACATTAATGTCTTCAACTACTTCATTCTTAAACCACTTGCTAAAGCGTTTTCGTGGCCTGATGGTATTTAGTAAATACAAAAATTGAGGTTTGTTGTCAAGGAGATGACGGAGATTCATCTCATTTGCATAGAGTACGGTGTCAGAGAAGTAAGATAGTCCTTTATTAACGATGTACGGATTGTACGTTTTTTCGGATAGTTCGTCATTGTCAGTACCAACCATCATGTTTTCTTTTGATTGGTTGATAGCGTTTAGATAGTCAAATGGTGTCATTTTTTATCCATTCTATAGCACGTTGCATCACTTCAGAAGATTCTTTCAATTTTCCTATTGCAGTATTGCAATTGTCGCATATCCAACCTCTTATTTTTCCTGTATGGTGATTGTGATCCAGTCTAGCGTAACTTCCTAAAACTTCATCGTGACATATAGGACACGTAAGATTTATTGGTCTACGCCAAAACTTTTTTTCTTTGCCAATTTTTAATTTTTTATTTCTACAGGAATCACATGCGGGTCTGCGAATTGCATAATGTTTTTCGGGTAAATCTTCTCTATAAAATTTTCGATTAACTGAAAACTGCTCTATGGGCTTTTCTTCTTTACAGTCTCTACATATTTTTGTTTCGACTAATATTTCTTCGCCCCAAAGATTTCTCATTTGAATTCGCAGTCAACCATCACTTCCGTCAAGAAAGCGACAAAGTTAATTTCTTGGTCAACAACAAATGCAGACTTGTATTGATAGTCAGCAAGCAATAGAACCATACGTGGAACAGAATCACCCTTTAAGCACTCATTGCTGTTATCAAATATTTTTTTGAATAGTACTGATGGCTCATTGTCTAGATTCTCTGCAACCCACTTACGCATACCTGTGAAGTCTTTTGCTTTCAATCTATCAACTAATGACTTGAAATTGTCACTTGAGATATTTGCAAGAATTCCAGTATCAATCTTACCTGTAGCAGAGTAACGTTGCAGTTCATTGAGAACACGCCTCCAATCAGGAAAGTGTTTCATAATTAACTGAGCAACAACTGCCAATTCAAACTCTACATTTTCTTTTTCAAGAATGCCAGTCATACGTTTCAAAAAACGAGCGGCAAGTTTTGGTTTGTCTGCGGCGTTTATCTTAAATTGTACAACAGAGCATCGGCTGTGAAGAGGGGCGATGATACGATTGAGAAAGTTGCAAGTAAGGATAAAACCACAGTTAGCAGAAAACTCTTCCATGAAGTTCCTAAGTGCGGGTTGAGTAGATTGAGGATTAAGGTAATCAGCCTCATCAAGTATGACATATTTTCTTCCACCAGAAAAGGAAACGGTCGATGCAAAGTTTTTAATTTCATTGCGTAGGGTATCAATATTACCATTCATCGATCCGTTAATAACAATATAATTACATCCAAGTTCTTCAAGCATGGCCTTGGCGATAGTAGTTTTACCAACGCCAGGACCACCTGTAAGAATTAGATTGGGAACATTCTTTTGGTCAACGAATTGTTGGAATGTTGCCTTTAAGTCTGCTGGAAGAATTGTGTCTTCAACAGTTTTTGGTCGATACTTCTCGACCCACAAGAAATCTTGTAGCATGTATTCACCTTATCATAACATAAAAATATATTCTAACACATTGCGTGTTAGAATGCAAGCGAGTGTTACTTAGCCACACTCTCATAAAGGGATTCAACATCGTCTTGTTCTTGTTGAACCTCGGTGAAGTTTTGTTTGTGATAAATCTTTGCGAGTTTGCGAGTGTACTTTTTAGGCAACTCAAATTTATCTTCCACGCTAGTAAGAATGTCTTTAATCAAATCACGTTCTGCTTCAATGCGAGTGAGTGAGTTTGAAATTTCAACAAGTGCATCCAGAATCTTTTTACGGTCTTCTGGAGAAGATGGAACAATCACGTTACTACTCATAAATCGATTCCTTTTCTTTAAGAAATTTCAAATATGCAACAAATGCTCTTCTACCAAATTTAGACATTGAAATGTCATGTTTTATACATATTTTCCTAATTTCTTCATCCACAGGTGTGGGCAACCGCACATTCACTGTAGAAAGTAATCCGTCAGGGTGATTTGCGTTATATGCGCCTTTTTGTCTCATAATATTATCCTTCGTACTTAGAACCGGCTTCAGTAGCAATCCAATATTCAATTTGGTCTGTTACATGTTTGAAGTGTGAGATACCTTTAGATGAAATTGCAACATCATAATTACCAGGCACCATCTTGAGATTTTCTGTATTGAAAATCATTTTGAAATTAGATGCAGTCTCACCAACTTTAATTGAGAAGTTATCAGACTCATCATTCTTAACGTCAAGTGTGGCGATAGAGATATTAGCACCATCACCAATGACTGCAATGTTTGGAAGACCCAAGATGCCAGACAACTTTAATACTTGGCTCATGTCTTCTTTTGTCAATCGAAAATTCACTTCGGCGTTTTCAATCTTTAACTCTTTTGCAGGCGGTGCTACAATCATAGACTCATCTGCAAGTCCGTATGTAGTTTTAGATGTACCAGATTTGACTGTGAGATTATTTGCATCAGTATTGATGACAATCTCAGGATCAGTTAAAGAACTACAGAGCGAAAGAAATCGATTCAAGTCATAGATGACAAAATCTTTTTCAAAGTTTTCTGTTACTGTAGCTTTGCCGAGTACGTTTTGTCCTTTAGAGATAGTTCGTACTACGGAGCCTTCTTTGAATTGCATACCAGCATTAATGGTTGCAAAGTTTTTTAGAACGTTAATTGTTGATTCGCTTAATTTCATTTTGTTTTCCTTCATTCAAGTCATGTACGTGTAGCATGATTATAGCATAGTGTAAAATCTTTAGCAAGTCTTTACGATTTCGTCCGTCTTTCTTGCCATACCTTTGTGCATATTTCAGCACATTCCCAATACAGAATCCTTCACCGTGGCCACCATCAATGATGAATTCTGTTGCTTGAAATTTGTCACGGGAATAATGTTGCCCGTATGTTGCATCAATATAAGACTTCAATTCCGTTAAAGTCTTATCTTCATTATATCGATAGTCTGTCATTTCAAATTCGCAGATACATTTCGTTTCATAACATCATCACCAGCGGTTGGTGAAACATTGATTGCCGCAAGTGCTTGCAAAGAACCGCCAAAGATATAACTACCAGCGTGTTTCAAACGCATCCATGGAAGTAACCACACTTTGCCACCAGCTTTACGCATCCATTGACAGAACATGTAATCTTCTGAGAGATAACGTTTTGTGTCTGGACAAATAACGCAATCAAAGTAAGCCATGATCTCTCTGCTACCATCAAAGTTTGCAGTACGCACATGGTCTGGTTTGTAGCTTTGTCCAGGAAATGCTTTGTCGTATTTTTGAAGTGCTTCACGGGTAATCAACATGAAACCTGTACCGCTTTCTTTTACTTCAATTGGCTCATCAATTCTGAATTGAGTTACGCCATCTGCTGGATTGAAAACAAAGTCACCAACAAACTCTTCCAATTGATTTGGATTCTTGTCTGCATAGCCTTTGTCAACTGCGACTTTAATCTTCTCCCAAGAAATTGCTTTCTTTGGATATGGTCCACAAACAACATCCATGTCATCACGGCTTGCGGCAAAGTGCATCATCACCAAAACGTCTTGTGGCTCAAAGTGAATATCGCTATCGATAAAAATCATATGGTCGTAACCACTACGAACAAACTCATCTGTCAAATAATTTCTAGCACGTTGTACTAGTGATTCGTTGAAGATGAAAAACAGTTTAGCCTCAATACCATATTTGGTACAGAGAATCATAAGGTCTGTAATTGCTTTAGTGTAAGCACCATGGCATTGTCCGCCATACATTGGTGTTGCGACAAAAAGTTTCTTGGTTCTTAGTTTTTGAATATCAAGTTCAAATTGCATAATATCTCCATGTTAATAAAAATTATCTCACTATTATATATAAAAAAAGAGGCTACGTCAAGTAGCCTCTAAGGCATTACTGCCAAGGAGATTTAGAACGGTACGTCATCAACTGCTGGCGCAGGTGTCACTTCCGCAGTAGGGTCGATGCCAGCATCAATCTTGGTATACAAATCAAGGAATGATGTTTTGGTTTCTGCATCAAAGCGGTTGATACAGTACTTGATTGCTTCCATCTTATCATTAAAGATAGTGTATGCTTCGGCAATGTGAGACAAACGGCGAGTAGAAATGATTTCATCGATAGCACCTTCTTCGAAAGTCTTACGAATGATATCAGCCCACTTCACAAGATTCTCTGCAAATGCTTTGTCATCAATGCCTAGGCTGGCAAACAACTTAGTCAAAATCTTTGTTTCGACTTTAGTATCAGGATATTCCTGTTCGACTGTAATTGGAAAACGTTCAAGAAACGCATCATCAAGAATTGTAGCCGCCATGTAACGACCAGTCTCATCACCTTTACCTTTGGTATTGGCGGTAGCGATAACGTTGAAACCTGTAACTGGTTCAACAAATTCACCAGTCTTCTTAACAAACAAACCTTTGCCTTCAAGTACACCTTGCAGACACATTAGTTTATTTGAACCACGGTCAATTTCATCAAGAATCAAAACAGCACCAGACTTCATTGCTTGAACAACTGGACCATCAAACCACTTTGTCTCTCCGTCAATCAAACGGAAGCCACCAATCAAATCATCTTCATCAGTCTCAGGTGAAATATTCACACGGAGACATTCAACTTTCAATTGGGCACAGGCTTGTTCGACCATGAAAGTCTTGCCGTTACCAGAGAGACCAGAAACGAATACTGGATAAAATTTCTTTGATGCAACAATACGTTTCATGTTGTCAAAGAATCCAAAAGGAACGTACAGAGAATTCACTTTAGGAATAATTGCGCCTTCTTGCATACGTGCAACGGAAGACATTTTTGCTACTGCCTTTGCAACAGGAGCCTTGATAGGTTCAGTAATTGGCATAGAAGAAACTGGATTGGATTGCACTAGTGCAAGACCAGCCATGTTAACATTAAATTCTTGGAGGGGCAATTGATACTTGCCACGACCAACTCGGTACTGGTCGGCTTCAAGCCAGAACTGACGTTTGCCGCCAGTCTCTTCAGAAAGTGTCACCAATTGTTGGCGGGTCACAATGGCACCAAAACGTTTTGCGGCTTCGGTAACGAATGCAACTTTTTCACTTTGCGTAATCATAATATAATTTGCCTTTCAGTTAAAAATCAATTTCAATACTTAGTATAACAGAATATTTATGGCAAGTCAAGGGTTATCTCGACTGTTGTTTTTATACAACATCAAGCAATTTCCTTGATTACCTTAGAGAGAAGAACACGATTAGTCAAACGGTTTTGGTTCATTTTCATAAATGCACCTTTCAACTTACGTGCGGAAACATCTTTGGTTTCACCAAGAATGTCACTTAGCGAATCATCATCGGTAGACAAGTCTTCACCACCAGGGATCAGGAAGTACTCAGAGTATCCATATCCGTTGACAGAGAAAAACTTTTCGTTACGGAATTGTTTGTATCCATCGTCTGTCATTATCATGTTGAAACGTGTCATTGCATTTTGAAAGTAGCGTTTGCTTTTTGGCAGGATGTAAAATCCAATCAAATTACAACCAGTACGATCTTTTAGAATTTGCAATAACGTTGGTGTCACACCTTTGTCACTTACACGATAATTCTTTGCGGAATCTTTGTCTTCAATGTAAGATACTGAACGATAGTCAGAAGGACCGATTCTAGTACCACGGTGCTCGGCGGATGTAGTCCACAATGTGCTACTATCTTCACCATCAGTCAAAAAGATAACATTCACAATTTCAGACCGAGTACGTTTACGGAAATCATTCACTACATTAGATGCAATCTGAATTGTTGCATTCAACGGAGTACCACCAAGACCCATACCATTTTTGATATAACTTGATTTGTAATTTCTACGATAACTTGTATAAGGCTTGTATGCATCGGCAACGTTCAACAAATCATTTGCAAATTTGCGATACGTTTGGTTTTTCATACTGCTAGACAAAATGTTCATCAAAGAAAAATAGTCAATGTCTAATTGATTCGGTTCCATATCAATAGATTGATTTGGTCTGTCTATCAAATTCTTTCGATACTCAGTACTGAAAGCATAAACATCAAAAGGAATATTCACTTTGCGGCAGAAGGTTGCCATTGTAATCAACTGTTCGATTGTGCCAGACATGTTGTCTACCATAGAACCAGACCAGTCAATAAACATAACAATGCCGTGATTCTTACCTTGTGCAACGGCACCAATCTTACGAAAGATATCGTCATTGAATTTGTAAGTGTGCAACTTGTTAGTGTCAAGTGTACCAGTGTCGGAGACTGTCACACGGCGCAACTCAGCCGCTTTCTTTTTCATTTCAAATTCTTTAACAAGATATGCAATTGGATTCTTATTCTTGGATTCGAATTTCATTAGCAGAGTAGAATCATAACGCTCATGCGTTTCCAATTCCTCATTATCAAAGAATGACTCATCAAAGAATTGCAAATCTTTGAAAGGAATAACATAATTCTTCAAATCAATTTTCTTTTGACTTACAATCTTGCCAACATTAATTTCTTTTGTTTCTGCAAGACCCTTCAATGCTTGTTGAAATTTTTCATCCGTTACAGATTTAACTTCATCACCATATACCTTCAACTCATTGGGCATTGCCTGTTCGAATGTTGGTGTATTAGAGTAGCCATTGTCAAAGCGGTCTTCTGATTCATAATCGTCATCATCTTCACCATTATCAGAACCAGAACTATTTGAATCTTGATCTTCATAGTCTTCGTTATCATCACCGAAAATATCGTCACCAAAATCTTCATCATCGAATTCGCCATTCTCTTTGCGCTTTTCGAATTCTTCTTTAGCCTCTTGACGTTTTTGGTCTAATTCTGCTTTGCAAAAATCATACAAACGTTCGGTGATATCTTTCACCTGTTCAAACGAATCTGCCGTTTCAACTTCTTTAACGTACAGCATTTCTTCGACATTGAATTTAATGCCTGCAATAGCACCAAGTTTAAAATGCAAATTGATTCTATCAATCAACATCATTGCGTTTACATCTTGACCTTTGATGCCAAAGAAGTCACGTTCAGTAAATTGACGATATGCAATAGCCATCGATTTACGCAAACCTGGATAACGATCCTTCATTCTACGTTCGACCCTTGCGTCTTCAACAACATTCAAGAATGTAGAGAATGCAGAACCGCCAGCCTTAGCCGATTCAACGTATGATTGTGGTGTGTCTAATGCGTGACCCACTTCATGCCCGACAAAAAGGTCTGTCATTTCTGGCGTGGTGTCATTCATAATGGGAAGAGTAAGACGGCGATTCACGATATCGAATGATGCAGTTTGCACCTTGCGATAGTCTACCGAAATATTCTCTGTAGCAAGTAACTTTGCTAAAGTGGATTTTGAAATTTGTTTATTAAGCATGTATGTATCTTAACTCAAGTGGATTAAAATGTCAAGCGGTTTCTGCAACTGGTTGTTGTACCATGGCAACAGTCTTTGGACGGATGATAACTGTCTGTGGCACTTCAATATCATTTTGTTTATAGTAGCGGTGCATTTTTACAGTAGCGGTGATAGTGGCAGTCTCGCCTTCAGCAGGAAAATCTGCATTGCCGCTGAATACAATTACGTTGCCATCAGCATCTTCGCAGATACGGAGAAGACTGGTGCCAGAATCAGCCCAGTAAAATTTAGGACGATCAACTACAATTGCTTTTTTAACTGTTAGAGTAACAGTAATCTTTTTCTTTTCGGCACCAACGAATGTACGTGTTACGTTTTTCTCTGCCGCTTGTGCGATCCATTGTGCTTTGCGTTCAGCTTGAGTGGCAATTGATTTGCGTACAGCAAGGACTTGTTTTTCTGTCAACTTACCATAAGTATTCAACGCACCGAGAAGGTTTGAGTAGAAAGAATTCTTTTCAGAATTGACAACAAGAAATTGAACGATATCGGTAGCATCAGGATACGTTTTGTAAAACGTTTTGGTAGCATTGTTTATGATGTTACGCTTGATAGCGGCTTCATATGCGGCGGGATGTTCAATGTGTGACATAAATTCCTCTGTAATCTCAATCTATATATAGAGTATAGCACAGTAGGAACAAATGTCAACGATTATTTGATGTAGTGTAGCGTCAAAACAACACATTTGTGCGAAATAAAGGGCTTTTCCTTAAAATCGAGTCAAAAAACCTTTTAAAATCAACAAGTTATATTGGTGTTCTCATTGTTGATGGCAATCCTAATTTAGGACGACAATCAAATTTGTAATTTTTATATTTACCATTGGAATCGACATAATGAATAAACATTTGTCTATGTGTTTTTCCTTGATATGGAAGTCTCCAATGATGTAATAAATCTCCTCTGTACACAATCATATCGCCAGGATATAATTCTACTCCAGCCGCAAGCCCATCAGAATTTTCTATAAAAATTTCCCAATCAGCATCTTTACTAATGCAAATTGTTGCTGAGTATTCACAACTTGGTCTATCAATATGTTTTTCTAAAATTGAACCATGATAATAATTTCTTGCATATGAATATGATTCGTATAATTGTGTATCAGTTATCTGTTCAATTGTGGGTTTTAAAAATTGTAATAGTGCGTCCGAATGAATTGAACCATACCAAGCAAAACTATTAGGGCTTTGAGGATCACTAAATGGATATGGATTTTCTTCAGTTGGTGAATTTACATGATAGTGTGCATTTTCGTGTATTTCGAAATTCAAATTAATATACTCTAATAATTCTCGGCTCAATACATTTCTAACAATTTGATATTTATTTTCTTTGAATGACATATTCATTCCTTATGGTTCGGGTTTGTAAAAAACAAAAATTGGTTCATACTTCAACCACATACCATTCACCTTGCAAAAATTCTTTGCTTTAGGTAAACCAGTATCAGGGTCAATACGATTACCGCCTGGCATTTGTGCTAGTGCCATCTTAACGACACCTTTAAATTGCATACCGAGTGATTCCAAAATGTCTTTGCTATCTTTTTCAAGTGGCAACATGTCAGCACCAAACTTAGCATCAGCGATATTCCAAAGTAAGTATCTATCATTACGCAAATACTCAACAGCAGTCTCTAACGTTGGACGTAAGAAGCCTTCACGCCATGCGTCATAACCAGTAAACTTTTTATACGATTGCGTTGGGTCTTCACTATACGCTTCCTTAGCAAAGTAAGGAGGACTAGTGAACACCATATCTAAAATGCCCTTGTACGTTTGGAACGAACTATCATCTCTGACAACTTCTGAACCAAGCTGAAAAATTTCATAAGTGTTGGACTGTTCAAACAAAACTCCTTCGTTCTTTGCGGAGTTATAGAAATCAGCCAAGTCGGAATATTTAGTACTAGTAGTGCCACCACCGCCATCAATAGTGTGATCGGTATTAGGATCAGTACCCACATAGTGTAAAGGAATAGAAGTGCGAGAAGCCATAGCACCCAAAATACGCCCACCCCAACCAGAAGAGGGATCGTAAACAACAATTCTATCTTGGTTCTTAACGTGTTTAGTAAATTTTTCATAAAGTAGTTTTGCAGTCAATGGTGGGAAGTTAACAGCATATTGGCACCACGATACACGGAATGCTTTTAAGCCGACAGGAAAAATCTTTTGCCCATACTTGTACATACGCAGACGATACTTCTTCTGGTCATGCGACTTTATGTTCATTGTAGACTTAGTTGGAATTGTCTCTAGAATATCTTGCGTCACTTCAAGATACTTTGCACCTTTGAGTTGTTCATTGTAGCCGCTATACTCTTCATCATCATCACGACTCTCTACCCAATAGTCATAGCCATATTGACGAATGTTGTTCTCTTCAAACCAACGAACAAAGTCATTGCCATTCTTAAACTTCACATTGTAAGAACCAACATTGATAATCTCATTAACTTTGATTGTGTTTGAGTATGCATAGAATGAATCACGCTTGAAGTGTCGCTTGGAATACTTCAATGTCTTCTCAAGCAATTCATCTTTGAGAAAGTGGTCATAGATTGAAAGTCCATCGTCATTCTTAGTGTAGTTAATGCGTGTTTTCATCATGGTTGGAAACCATTGATTAGCGGCATTGCCAACTACGCTAGTGTTTCTGATTACATCTTTCTCACCAGTCAATTCATCAACATGTTCAAACTCATGCACAGAGAATCCATACATCTCTTTGAATTGTTTTTTGATTGCATCTTCACTCCAACCAACTCTTGGTGGCTGACCCATAGTGTCCCATGAGTGTACAACTGCTTTACGCAAATCAATGAACCATTGACGAAATTCGTCTTCAGTCATCCATTGTACTTCTTCAAATGTCTTGTTTGTTTCGTGGTTCAATAACCAATCGTTACGTTCATAAAAATGTTTTGTCATGTATTATTTTTCCGCTTCTTTTCTCTGTACCACTTAGTTATCATTTTTCTTTTATATTCTTCAAATGTCATATGAATAACTGCATCACTATTAGCCCACTGTACTCGCCATTCACCAATAAGTTTTAATGATGGACGTGGTACTCTACGAATACCTCGATTTATGTCCATAGAGATATCATTATGAACATTTACGCCTTCGGCTTTGCTACTATATTTCATGTTATCTGTTTTACTGTTATTCCACATTTATTTAGGAAACTGATTCCTGTATCATCACGATAATCTTCGGCATAGAAGACTTCTTTAATACCTGCTTGAAATATCATTTTAGCACAGTCCATGCATGGAGCGCAAGTGATAAACATACTTGCACCATCACCACTTTCGGTAGACTTAGCAAGTTTTGCAATTGCATTAGACTCTGCATGGAGAACTTCGGGTTTAGTTTTGAGTTCTGTTCTTTTAGTTAAAGAATAAATGCCAGAAGAAATTTCATCTTGGGTAATAAGCATGTCTTCACAATTGTTATCCCATCCACTTGGCATACCATTGTAACCAATTGAGATGATTCTATCATCTTTTACAACAACAGCACCAACTTGTTTGCGTCTAGCAGTACTCAATTCGGCAAAGACTCTTGCAGTCTTCATGTATGCGCCAAGATATTTTTCTTTAATCATTATCGAATTTTTCAGTTTGTTCGAAACGTCTTTCTTGAATTGTTTTTTCTTTAAAAACTTTTCTAGGATTTGCACACATCACACAATTGGGATTACCACAATCTAAGACATGATGTTTAGCCAATTGATGAGGAGACTCAACTGGTATCTTATATGCTTTTGCAATCTTTAATTGCTTTCGTATTGCATTTTCATCTTCAAGGATTCGTTTAGATTTTTTAAATTTATCTTCTTCGTTACTCATGTTCGACTCCTTTGAATATTAATTAAGCTACATTCCAGATTAGTGCGCCTGGTTTCCCGCTACTCGCTACAAACTGCCAAAGTTTAGCATCGTAGTATTTCTCAGATGGATACGGTGGTGCTTGATCCTCTTCTACTGCTTGGTCATACTTATAAGGTGAACGCATTGTTATAGCACGACCTTTTTCATAGTCACTCATCTTGTGTCCAATCTCTACTGCATATGCAGGCACATCAGGAAATGCTAATTGCAATCCACGATTCAATGTTCCGCTTGATGCAACAGTCCAAATCTCTGTTGGTTTGATTTCTAAATCTCTTGCGACTTGAACAATTGATGCAAGCACAGATGGATGTTCTAACCCCAAAGGCAAGCATTGTCTGCGCTTTGTGTCTTCTTCTTGATAACGTCTTGCTCTTGCTTTTGTCACAGTAAGCATACCATTGTCAACCCAATGAATAGTACCACCAAGGTCAAGCACTCTCTGCTGGTGCCATGTAGGTTCTTTTCGTTTAGCCATGAAGAACGTTGCTTTTTTTCCATAGAGATTACACACATAGGTTAATGATATAGGACCCCAACCAACT